GGCGGCGCACACGATGTCCCGCCCCGCCGGCGCGTACCCGGCGTGCCCGCTGACCGTCACCTGCGCCCCGTCGAACCGTACCCGGATCATCGGGGCCTCACCGTCTCCCGGGACTGCTTTCTCTGCCGCTGCACGGTATTCAGCGCACCGCGTTCCGCCTCCGGTATCCGCAGGCCGCCGATGTCCGGCGCCTCGTCCTCGCCGCCGTCCATCTCCCGCGCCAGCGTCTCCGCCAGCTGCGTGCCCTGCCGGGCGTCCAGCAGCCGCAGCGCCGTCAGCAGCTGTCCCTGCAGCCACTCCACCTGCCGCGTCCGCTGCCTCCCCTGCCGGATCACCGCCGCCAGCTGATCCTTGTTCTTGAACTCCATCAGTTCCAGACACCGCAGGGCCTGCTCGGCCATGTCCGCCCGGAAAAACCCCATCTGGAACAGCTGCAGCGCCAGCTGATTGTACTCCATGGTCTTGTAGGGCGTCTCATCCTGCGCCGCGATCTCCAGATCGAACTCCGGCACCCGGTAGCCGCCCATCTCCAGCGGCCGGGGCTGCATACCGCCGTTGTCGAACATCCGGAACTCCCGCTCCGCGCCCCTGCCCAGCAGCCGGAACTGCCGGGGCATGCTGTAAAACTGCCGCACCAGCTCGATGCACAGCGTCAGCACCTGCGAGAACGCCTCGTACCCGTCGTCGATCATATTGCGCGACAGCTTGCCGCCGGCCTCCTGCAGCGCCGCGATGGCCGTGGCCGCCGTGACGCCCCCGGCGGTGCCGCCGCCCATGACGTCCCGGTTGCCCGCCGTCTCCTTCATCTCCGCCACCTTGTTCTGCAGGATGGCCACATACACGCTGTCCAGCGCGGGCACACGGATGGGCGCGATGGAGTCCGCCCCCAGATTGCCGTTGGTGTGGACGAAGGGCCGCGTCCAGTCGGCGTACTCCGCCTCGTTCACCGCCCCGTCGGAGCGGATGAAGAACCGCGGCGTGGCCGCCGCCAGCGTGTTCTTCAGGATGGCCTGGTTCATCAGATCGATCTGCTTCTGCGCCGACTTGCACAGATCCACATACCCGTAGCCGCAGGGCGTCCCCTCCTCCGGGAACAGCACGTCGAACACAAAGGGGTACTGCCCGTGGTCGTACCACCCCCGCCCGCGGTAGGCGGGATCATTCTCCGTGGCGTACAGCACCGTCTCCCCCACGAACTTGCAGTACTGCAAAACCGGACGCCCATCCTCCTCCGTATGGTAGTACCAGTCCACCACCAGCGACTGGCCGGAGGTGTCCACCCTGTCGTCGTAGAGATAGCGGCTCACCTGCGCCGCGCCGCCGCGCCCCAGCTTCCCCTCCAGCTGGGGGTACGCCCGCACCAGCCGGTGATCGGGCACCAGCTCTGTGGAGAAGAAGTGCTCCGACGCCTGTATGTCCTGCACCCCCGGCTCCCAGAACAGATTCAGCACATCCATGCTGCGGATGTCGATGTCCCCCAGCCCGTGGAGCTTCCGGTCGTCCCAGAACACGCCGTACACGGCGCAGCCGGACTTCAGCTTGTTCCACCACGCCTTGGCATACTCCTTCTTGAACCGGTTGTTCTGCAGGATCACCGGCAGAATGCGGGTCAGCTTCTCCGCCTCCTCCCGGTCGTCCGGCTCCCTGGGCAGCACCGTCGGCTCCGGATAGCTGTCCATGGCGTCCGCGTGCTTGGACAGAATACAGTTCACCAGCCATCCGCTGGCCGGCTGGGGGTCGGCGGGATTGCCGCCCTCCCCGGCCTTTTCCATCTGCTCCCAGTGCCGCAGCTTCCAGAACTGCTCGTTGTCGATGACGCGCTTGTCCAGATTTTCCTTGCCCTGCCGGTACTTCCGCAGGATCTCCGCCGCCCGGAGCACCTCCTGCGTGCCGATCCTGGGCCTCATGACCTCCTGTTCCATGCCGCACCTTCCTTTCCTTGTTACTGTCTCTGTCCGCCGCCCTCCGGTTGTTGCACGTCCCGGTGCAGCGGCCCTCAGATTTTTCTCACGCCGCCCCAGCTGCCGAACCGGCCCGTCCGCAGCTCCAGCGGGTCGTCGGCGATCTCCCGGCGCTCCGTCCGCACCGGCGCGATGGGCCTTGTCATGCAGAAGTACCGGCTCTCGTCGGCCGCGTGATCCTCCTGACTGGTGTCCACATCCTCCGGATCTGTCCGGCTGTACAGCAGCCCCGGCACCGTCCGGATGAACGCCCGGCAGTTCTCGAATACATACAGCATGGGGTAGCCCTCCGCGTCAAAGGTCATCCGGTAGTGCATCTGCATCCACCCGGCG